CTTCAGGACATCACGGCCACGGCTGCTGAAGTCAACATTTTGGACGGTGCCACCCTAAGCACCGTGGAACTGAACTACGTCGATGGCGTCACAGGCAGCATCCAGACCCAACTGGACACCAAAGCGCCCAGCGCCTCACCTACGCTCACTGGGACGACCACAGTCACCACAGTCAACTTGGGTGCCTTCACGGTAACTCAGGACGCTGGTGGCCGCTTGGACTTCCGTGTCGGTGGCACTGTGATGATGTCTCTGGATCAGTCTGGTAACTTGCGTGTCGTTGGTGACATCAGCGCCTTTGATACTTCTGCTTGATGTGTTGGGGGTGATGTAAGATGGCACTAACGACATCTGGAACTATTAGGTTCTCAGAACTTCAGGCTGAGTTCGGTGGCACTAACCCCATCAGTGCATCTGAGTATTACAGAGATGGCGCTTATGTCAGCGTCAACAACACCAGTATCCCCAACTCTGGCTCCCGTATTGACCTAAGTAACTTCTACGGAGGTATCCTCGGTAAGTATCTGACCTATGAGATCATAGGCGGCGGCGGTAGCGGTGGTTATGGTGTAGGCGATGGTGGTGGCAGTGGTTATGCCCCAGCAGGCGGCTCAAGTTCCCTCAATGGCTCCGCTTCTGGCCTCTCCATCTCTGTAGTCGCTTCAGGCGGCTCTGGTGGTGCTAACGGCGCTATCAGCCGCCTTGAATTCCACGGCGGTGAGGCCTCGTTCTACGGCGCTGGCGGTGTCGGTGGTAACAACAACTCGCCGGGCGGAAATGCACCTTCTACCTCTTACGGCGCTGGTGGTGGCGGTGGTGGCGGTGACGCGCCGAGCATCTTTGACAGTTCTGGTAACGCAGGTGTTGGTGGCTCCGCAAGTCAGCGTCTGACAGGCACAGTGATGCTTGTCCCATCCACAGTCATTACAGTTGTCATTGGTGGCGCTGGTGCTGGCTCAGGTGGCGGATATTACGGCGGCAGCGGCGCTGGTGGCTATGCGCGTCTCCAAGTTGGCAACACTGTTGGCACCTACACGTCTGGCACCCACATATTTACAGTCCCATAACGTAAACAGGAGTAGGCCATGCCTAACCTACCAATCCGTGGCCTAGGCTCCGTTGGCGTGGTCACTGACGTTGACCCTTTTAACCTTCCAATCAATGCGTTTACTCGCGCCAAGAACGTCAGGTTCAAGGAGGGTAAAATCTCTTCTGGACCCGTGTATCGAACGATTGCAAGCAGCATACCGTGGAAACCGAAGTTCACATACGGACTTACGGCACTCACTGGATACGATACGGTTTTGGTGGTGGATGATACCATGACCATACGCGAGTTCTCTAATGGTGTGTTTACAACTGTATATACAGGTTCCAGTCAATCGGACTCCCGCGAACTCACTGGCACCATGTTGGCTGATGTTGAGTATATCAACAGGTCCGACCTGCACCCAAAGTCCCGTGTTAGTAGTTCAGGAACCTTCAACGACCTTCCGAACTGGCCCGTCAATATGACGACTACTTCGCTACGGTCCTACGGGGACTTCTTGCTTGCGCTGGGAACTGTAGAGAGCGGCACTACATACCCTAACAGGGTCCGATTCTCGACGCCTGCATTGGCAAACCAAGTCCCATCAACTTGGGATGAAACAGACCTTACAGCGTCTGCGGGTTTCAATGACATCGTGCAGATGAAAACTCCGATTATGGATGGTGCAACTCTCGGCTCCAATTTCCTTGTGTATTCACAGGATCAGGTCTGGATGATGGAGTTTGTGGGTGGCTCATTCATCTTCAACTTCCGCAAGATATTTGACGACTGTGGTGTGATTAACCAGAACTGCATCGTAGAGGTGGACAGTAAGCACTTTGTGTTTGATCGTGACGACATCTACATGACAGATGGTAACTCAAAGCAATCTATCTGTGACGGGCGTGTCCGCGAATATATCTTTGGCGGCATTGACTACCGTAAGTCGGACAGTTGCTTTGTCCTACACAACACCGCTCTGGAAGAGGTTTACTTCTGTTACCACAGTGGTGACGATATGGTTTTGTATCCTGATGTGGATAACTGTAACCGTGCGGCGGTCTATAACTACCGTGAAGACACTTGGTCGTTCCAAGACCTCCCCAATGCTGTTTCTGGAACCACGGCAAATGTGAACTCCGTCATTTCGTATCAGGACGCCAATCAGACCTATGCGTCTGTCGGCGGTTCCTACCATGACCAAGAGAGTCAGTATGCACGGACACCTGTTATTATCTCTGAGGCCTATGGTAACGTAGGAGACAACAGGTTCTATGGTGTTGACTTGGTGAACGAAGGCACACTGTCTCAGGAAGTTGACCTTGTTGCGTCTGAACCACCACAGATTGAGCGTGTTGGTATTGACCTTGATGAGCAGGGTATCCCACTGTCTGGATACAAGGTTATCTCCAAGATCAACCCCCAGATGTCTACGTCAAACTCAGAGGGTAACTTTAAGTTCACTTTTGGCGCAGCCGAGATACCGACGAAAGCACCAAACTATGGTCCAGAAGTGGCCTTTGATGCTCTTGCAGACTACAAGGTAGATACCCGTATGTCTGGACGTTATCTCTCATACAAAATGACAAGTAGCACACTAAAAGACTTTGCCTTCTCTGGCATGGATGTGGAGGTGGTGGTTACTGGTCGCAGGTGATCAATATGCCACTTTCAGATAAATTCTATGTTCTGGTGTCGCGCTATGTGCGCCGCCAGACACCAAAGATTGGTGCAGATAACTTGGGTCCATATGTCCAAGATGAACTGCGAGAAATTGAGTCTGCAATTCGTGTCCTAACAGAAGCAAGCGTTCAGGCCTCAGAAAGAGAGCCTGAAGCGGCTCGCGTTGGGATGATTAGATACGCGGTTCAACCGTGGAACCCACTTGGGAACGGCTTTGAAGGCCTTGTCGTCTACAACGGGACGACTTGGGTCGCCGTATAACCAACAAGAAGGATAAAGATATGTGGGGCGCAATTATCGGCGGCGCTATGGGCCTTTTGGGCGCAAACAAGCAAGCCAAAGCACAAGACGCAGCAACAGCAGCCCAAATGGCGGGCTTCAAACAGTATCAGCCGTATGTGGATGCTAACCTATCAGGATCACAGGCGGCACTTACTGGTATTCTCAATACTGGGGCATACACAGGTCAGACCTATGCTGGCCCTAATGCCTTCCAGACTGGCACAGCCAACACAATGGGTAACGTAGGTGCCAATCTGATTGGTAACGGTTACAATATGTTGGGCGCTAATGCCAACTTTGGGCAGAACTCTCAGGCGCTCTACGATCAGTTCCAAGGCCTCTCACAGCAGGCACAGTTTCAGGATAGACTACAGAACGCCACTGCGTATGCGGCAAACAACAGTGATGCCATCGTAAACGCTTCCATGCGTGATGATTACCGTAACCTCACGCAGAACACTCTGGTCAACAACAACCTGAGTGCATCTGGCACTGGCAACATCAACTCCAGCCGCGCTGGTGTGACAGACGCTATTGCTATCCGTGATTACAACGACCGTCGTGCAGATACATCCGCAGCAATTCAGAACCAGATGATTGACCGCAGCCTAGCACAGCAGGCACAGCAGTTCGCAGATCAAGGTGCTGCATTGAATGCCGCTGGTAATGCCAATGCTGCAATTCAGTCTGCTTATACCACTGGGCTGAATACCCTTGGTGAAGGCGCTAACTTTGGCATGAATGCTGGTAATAGTCTGCAAGGCTACGATCAGGCAGGACTTACTGCGGCACAGAACGACTTTGAGCGTATGCGTGACTTCGAGATGCAGCAGCGGATGCAGTATCAGTCGGGTATTCTTAGTCAGGCTCCTAACTCTTCGCAGAGTGTTAAGCCAAACACCGTCGATCCGTTCCAAGCCGCAATGGGTGGCGCGATGTCTGGCTTTGGCTTCCAACAGCAGTATGGTCCGCAAATCGCCAACTACTTCAAGCCGCAAACTCAACAGACACCAGTAGGTTAAAGGAGGGGTAAACGATGTGGCAAACAATCATGAATAACCCAGCCTTTAAGAACTCGCCGTTTGCTGGGATGAGTGAGCAATGGTTCAACAGTCTCCCAGAAGAAACTCAGGCCTTTATCCTTCAGGAATATGGTGACTTAAATCATGTAGCCCCTGCACTTTATACGCCTTCTGGCCCTGATAGCCTCCCCAACATCCAAGACAGTAGCACTGCTCCGAATGAGTTCGTCCAAGTTACTCTTAACGAGGGGACGCCTTCCGCATATGTAGTAGACTACAACCCCGCTACGGGTGCGGTCCGTGCCATTGAGGGAAACACTACATCTATGATGATGGTGGGGGCTAACGAAGCACAGCAGCAGCGGCTGGCTAAAGATGCCTACAACCTCACACTACAGCGTCCTGTCCTTGATGCGTTTCGTAACAACCAGACCGCAGAGGGCATTCTGTCTGCCTCGGCAGCAAATGGACAGCCAAGTGGTAAGTCTATCGATCTTGCTCTTGGTTCTCGTGACGCACTGGCATCGGCACAGTCTACAGCAGCCGCAAACTCTAGTAGACCTGATGAGACAAGTGTTGTCCTTAGTCGCCAAACTCCAGCGACAACGCCAGCATACACTGGTCTTGAACAGTTTGAGATCAACAACCCCTACACACCACCTACGGCTCCACCTGTCGTAACAGCGCCTACGGCTCCACCTGTCGTAACAGCGCCTACTGATCCAGTCCTTACGCAGCCAACGGATTACATCGGTAATCACATGGGCCGTAACATGGCGCAGGCGATGCCCGTCCTGACAGACCCAAGTCAGCCTACGCCAACGCAGCCTGTGTTGGTAAACACAACGTCAGCACCAGCATCTGCACCAGCATCTGCGGCAGCATCTGCGGCAGCGACTACACGCTCTGCTTCTGGCGGTGTATTGGCCTCTGGTAAGCCAATCACAAGCAACGCCCGTGGCTCTATGACGCCTGCTCTTCTGTCGGATCGTGCCGAAATGCTTATGCGTGTTGGTGGTGCCATGTATTCAGGTGCGCTGGTCGGTAATGGCATCGGTGCTGCAACGGCTGAATATGGCCGCATCATGGACCAACAGCGTAAAGACGCTCTGGAAGTTCAGAAGATGGAGAACGCACAGCGTATTGCTCTAGCCCGTCTTCGCGGCAAAGGTGGCGCTGGCGGCTCTGGTAAGTTGGGTAAGAAGGAAGCCGCAGCATTTAATAAAGTCAGTGATGCAATGGCTAACTATCAGAACGCACTTGATGCTATCCGTGAAAGCCGAGCGTCAGGTGGAGACCTGACGGGCATTATGGGTATTGCTAAGTCGTTTGTTGATAACTTCACTGGTGATGAAGACGCAGCCCGCCGCTTGATCTTGCAGCGTGTCCGTGTCGATGATGCGCTCCTGCGTGTTGCTGAAACCAAAGGCGCAATCTCTAACGCCGAAATGAAACTGTTCTTGGCACCTGCTCCGACTAATTGGCAGGACGAAGCAATTTGGGAACAGTGGCTTCTTGATCGTATGGAGGCTCTTGAGCGCGTCCAGAACCGCCTTAACCAAGGTGCAACCGTCCCTCTCAGTCAGGGACCAACCCGCGAAACGGCATCAGGCCTTTCTGACGGGGATTTGTCCTACATCAATAACTAGAGGTAAGTGATGGCTGAATACACTATTGAGGACTACAAACGTGGTGCTCGTGCTGCACATGCGGCAGGTGACATCGCAGCGGCCAAGCGTCTTATTGCCGCTGCCCGCGCTCTTGAAGGTAATCAGCCAGCGCAAGCCACACCAGACCAAAGCCTTGGCGGTGCGTTTGGTTATGGTGTCGATAACGCCCAGCGCATTATGGGCAAGGGTATCCAAGGTTTCGGTGAACTTTCTGGCATCCAAGGCGTCGAGCAATATGGCGCTGATGTCGCAGCGTATAACCAACAGCAGATTGATCAATCAAACTATCAGCGTCCAGAAGGCGCTGATGGTATTATGTCTAACCTGAGAGAGG